ATATCCCGGTTCTGTGAATGTTTCCCCTTGCGGGTTAGCTCTATTCCAATCGTCTATTTCTTTCTGTCTTAAATTCATCTGTGCTATTTTATCTTCATTAGCTTCTTTAAGTAGTTGCTTTTGCTCTCTACTTAGAGTCCATGAAGCATTATTAGGAGATGTCTCCTCTGTAGCCTTAGCTACTTTAGCGGCAAACTTCGGGTCTACATCTAGCTTCTTCTGTATTCTATTTGTTTCACCTACTAACTTCATCAGATAGCTTCCAAGTTCTTCTTCATTTACCTGCATACCTATAGCCTTGTAGCTATGTCGTAGGTTATTTACATAATCTAGTGCGGGTATAATATCTGCCTTACCACCGGCAACACTAATCATAGGATGTATGAAGTCTGCACTTGAAGGCTCTGTTAAAGATTTAGGAAAGCTAGCTCTGTATCCTGCTAGGAACGCTCTGCTCTCTCCTAGATTTTCTGTATAACCTAAGTCAGCTTCTTTCCTTTTAAGTATTTCTCTTAATGTAGGGTCTTGTATATCCAAAGAGTGTGTAAACTCATGTGTTGTAGAGCCTGCTTGCTCATATGGTGTAGCCGAGTCCCTAACAACAATCTTACCTTGTGGAAACCTCTCACTAGGATGTTGAAAGAATGCATTAGTTTTATCACTTGACTTATGTACTATTCTCATAGTTGAGTCATTAGCCTGTTTAGCATACACTCTACTTAGAGTAAAGTCCGCTTCTAGCATCTGAGTCATATCATCACCCTTTAGACCTTTAGTACTTGGGTGTAATATTCTAGAGTCTGCAATATATTCTACACTCCCACCTTTCGCAATATAACTGGCAAATCCTTGTGTGTTAAACTCAAGGTTACGTGTCATATCAGGAAAGACTGATGCTCCATCTTCTACAAGTTGCATACCTTTTGATGCCATACGTTTAAGTGGGGCAAATATACCTGCTTGTGACTCTTCAGGAATAGTAGCCATTGTAGCTACTGCTGCTGTCACACCTCTACCAATAGGAGTAAAGTTTAATGCGGCCAATATAGGAGTAGCCAATGACATTAATTCTCTTGTACCTTCCGGCCCTGAGCCTCCTGTCTTTGGCATTATATCTATCTGTTCCATATTATCCTCCTTGTGGTTGAGCCTTCATCTGTGCTTCTTGTGCCATCATAGCTTGTTGCTGTTGCATAGCTTGTTGTTCTTCTGCTTGTAGTTGTTCATCTGATTTAACAATAGCAGATGCATCCATACCTAGTGACGTAGCTAACTGCTCAAAGTAAGCACCCATATTAAGGTACTTAGCCATTGCTTCAGGCCCAAACTGTGCTATGGATTGTACCATAGTGTTAAGGTTCTGATAGTCACGCTCTCTTGATATAGCTGATACACCTGTAGTAATACTAACATCTGTAACTTTAAGTACAGAAGGTGCCATCTCATTAAGTATAAGTTGTATTAGAGGTTTCTGTAGTTCTGTAGCTAGTACAGTATAAACACCACCTAGTGTACTCTCAAGTTCACTTACTGTTGCTCTTACTTCTGTAGCTGTAGTTCTCTCAGAACTTCTAATATTTCCTTCTACCATAAGAAAGGCTTTACTTAGTCTTCTCTCAATCTCTTGTATCATCTGCATAGGTACTTGTAGGTCAGGCCCTTTATTAACTTGTAATACAGATACCTCTCTCTCTAAGTCTCCTAGAACAAACTCACCATTCTGAGCGTTGTTTAAGTCTTCTACTTTAAGTGTACTTCCGGGTCTTAATCCGAATATAAACTGTGCTGCAATACCTGAACCTTCAACAATAGTCTGAGTTAAGCCTTCAAGAGAACGTAGGTCTCCAAGGTATTGTTCAACCAATCCTCTGCCGTAGTCCTCATTGTTAACTGTACTCCAACGTAGTGTTATGTAGGGTAGGTTATCTGCATTATATGTTTTGATGCTTCCATCTAATACTATATCTTTAATCTCTTGCCATGTCTTGAATTTATTTGTACCAGTTTTAGTGATACGTGTAAATACATCAATGTTAACAAGTTTAAGTTCAGTCTCATCTGTACCTTCTGCTAGTGTTTCTTCTTCCTCTTCAAGTTGTTTCTGCACTTTCTCAGGTAGTGATACATAACTCATAGTCTCTTTAACTATAAGCTCTGTTACATTACCAACGAAGTCACGTTTTACAACATACTGATGTGGTGAAAATACTTTCATTCCACCTTTAGGTACCTTATACAATAAGGCGTTACCTGTTACAATAAGTAGTTTAGTTGCTTCATATAGTGGGACTCGTAGTCCTTGTATATTTAACTGCTCTACTACTGCCTGTTCCAAGTCACCTAGTTCTGTATCAAGTTGTTCAAGTTGTTCAGGCTCAACGTCTACTAGTACCTTCTCATCAGGCATCAATCTAAAGAAAGGGCCTGTTGGTGGTATTAGAGCGAGGAGTAATTTACTAGCTAGTGCATTTACAGCACTTGGCCCTAAACTGTTGAAGGGTGTAGGCATCTGTTCTGAGGCATCCATATCGCTATCAGGGAAGATGTAAGGTAATGTTAGTTGGGCACAGTCTTTCCATGTTCCATCTAACGAGTCCTTAGTTACACTTAGGGCTTCATACTGAACAGATGCTTTACCATATTCTTCTAGTATTTCTTCTGTCTTTGTTTTCATTTACCCTCCTTATACTTGTATACCAACACCGCTTGGACTAATATTAAGTCCTAGTGTATTTAGTTGTTTCTTACGCTTTACTGCTCTATCTGTGGCTACACGTTGTTGTGTACCAATACGTAATGCATCAGCCATATCAGAAGTCTTCATACCTTTTCCGGTACTACCTTTGAATAGCTGTCCTGCCCCTTCTGCCGCTGCACCTGTTGTGGTGTTTTGTCTGAAGATAGCTTTCTCTGTTACATCAGGAACTATTGCATCTGATATAGATGTCAACGGTGTCCTAGATGCTACGGGTGCTATTGAGGGTGCTGTTACTGCTCGTGCAGGTGGTGGAGCTGTTGGTGTGGGTGCTGCTGTAGCTGCCCTTGGTGCTGACGATACTGGTGCTACTGCTGAGCCAACCGCTGCTGCGGGTGCTGCTGCTTCAGGTACTTTAGAAGCTATTGGCATTCTACCCATTAGTGTCATAGTATGCATATCAGCACTAGACATTGGTGTACCATCAGGCCAAGTCCCTTGTCCCCCTGAGTCTATTACATTACTGTCGCTATACCACTCGTAGTTATCGGGGTTGCTATATGCATCCCCTCTATCTATTCCAAATATATCTTGTGAAGTTGCCATTATCTATCCTTAGTATTTTTGCTAGGCTCTTGTGCCTCTATGTGTGCTTGTAATTTATCAAACATCATTTGTTGGCCTGCAAGAACACCTTGTTCAAATGGGCTAAGCTCTAATGTCGGGAGTGTCTTCGGCAACATCTCCCTCAATATCTGTAGTACTGTCTGTGATGTCATCATCATCCTCCTCTATTGCTTCTACCGTTAAGGTATCTTGATTAGCTAAGGTAGGATATAGTGAGTCCTCAAAGAGTTTACTAGGTGGTGTTGTCCCCTCATCTAGTTCTTTAGTCTGTAGTCCTATTAGATAACTACCTACTATTGTAAGTAGATAACTAGAGTCTATCTTCCTGTTACCTGTTAGTCTCTCCACTTCTGCAAGTGAATTACATATCCCAACTAAGTAGTCTTCAAGTAGTACCGACTTATCCGGTATACTCATGTTCTCGTAGTCGCCTATTGCTCCTAACACTTCCTCACCATCGTAAGAATGTGCTATACTATTTATTATATCGCTCATTTAATTCCTTTTTGTCCGTACTGTAGACTACCTGCACTAGGCTTCATTACCAAACTCCTTGTGGTTGTAGTGTGGACAGACATCTCTGACTCCACAATAATCCTTACACATCCAAACAGGGCAATCAAATGCAGGACTCTCCCCTTCTTCAACCTCTAGTAGGCCTATACGTTCTGTAACATATGCTTCTACTTCAGCATCACTCATTAGGTCAAGTACTAGTTTGAATGTACGAGGGATAGCTTTATCTCTCTGTGTCCAACCAACAACGAAGCCATATATAATACCCTTAGTTGCTACTGTCTTACCTGACTGTCTGAATAGATATGCGTAGATACTAAGCTGTTTAATAAACTTATCTACTTCACCATTCAATGCCTTCTTAGCAGGAAAGGCTTTCATAGTCTTGAAGTCTGCTACAGTTGCTACGTCATTATCATCGTATAGTAACAAGTCACACGTACCTCCTACATCATAGCCGGCAATATCCCCTGTAATAGGTGCCTCAGTCTCACACTTAACGTCACTATTCTTCATAGCTTCCTCAGCGAATGTATGGAAGCCTGTTCCAATCCTACTATCAATACGGTTAATAACTTCGGTACAGTCAAGTCCCGGATTAGCCTTCTCCACCCATACTCTGTAGCGTGGTGTCTCTAAAGAGGTAGTTCCATAACCTCCTCTTGGTACGTATGTATCATATGTTAGTACAGCATTCTGTACTGAGTCTAGTTCTTGCATCATTAGTCTTCCTTTTCTAATTCAAAATTAATATAGTCTATTGCTTTCTGCAAATCAACACGCTTGTTATCTTTATGGTTGCACCTAGTTATATACTTAATAGCATTACCTAAGTTAAAGTTCATATCATTAGAGTTGATAAAGTCAATAGGCTCTATCCCTCCTTGTTGGTAGTGTGGTGTAGTAGGTCTACTCATTCCTTAGCCCCTTTCTTAAGGTAACTTAGTACCTCGTCAATAGGGAGTAAGGCTAATGTACTCTTCCAACCATCTCCACCTTTAGTTGTACGTGCTACCTTATCTTCTAGCATCTGTTCAACTACTTTCTTAAGTCTGTCGACAGGTACCATAAGACTGAATATCAATTCCCCTTTGTAGGAGAAGTTGTGTATCCACAGGTCAGCTTCAGTCCTAGTTAGTCCACTAGGCTTACCTCTGCTTGCTGTCTCAACACACATATTACCATAACCTATCCATTGGTCTCTCTCTGTTTTTATCTCAGACTTGTGTACACCTTTGAAGATGTCGTCCATAAGTTCCTCGAAGTGCTTACCAAATTGTAAGTCAACATCAAACCCCTTCATACCTTCTAAATCTTTAGCTTTATTTAACGACATTCCAATCTCCTTGTAGTGAACTCTTACTATATTCTGTAACCTTACCTTCAAAGAAGTTGGTTAGAACTGTACCTGTTATGTCTTCCATAAATGGTAGTGGGTTTTTATCAATATGCCAATTAGCCTTGAAGCCTATTAGCTTAAGTCTTTGGTCTGCTGTGTATCTGATGTACTCTTTGACTACTTCATTCTCCATATGTGGAGGGTTGAGTTGGTCAACTAAGTCTTCCTCTTTTTGTACTACATCTCGTACTGCTTGATATACTCTCTGCTTAATGTTGTCATCAAACACTTCAGGGTTCTCTTCAATGAATGTTCGTAATAACCAAGAGTTAGATACAACGTGTTGCTCTTCATCTTTGATACTCCATTCAACTATAGTACCTAACCCTTTATACTTATTATCCATTTGGTACTTTAGTAGCATAGCAAACTGTGCAAAGAGGCTTACCCCTTCTGTTACTGTAGCATATACCGCTAGCATAAATATTATATCTTGTTTGTACCTATATTCTATGTACCCATCAAAGTCAGGGTTGTTGTGGTGCTCATAATCATGCCACTCTTGAGCATAATCTTCATACTTCTTAACCTGTGCTTCTTCAACATACCCTATCTTCTCAGCCATAAGCTCATCTTCTAGGAACTCTGCATAGAAACTATCAGGAAACCCTAAGGTCTCAGTAAACAATGAGTAAGCTGCAATGTGTGTAGACTCTCTATCTGCATTACCTCTTAACATCATACTTACTTCTGTTGGTTTAAATATACGTAGTAGTACGTCATAACCATGTCCTACTTCTATATCATTCTGTGTGAATAGTCTCATCACTTCTGTAATAAACTCTTTCTCTGTAGCGTCAGCCTTGTTAAAGTCTGCTACATCATCAGCTAGAGGGACTTCATCCCAATGCCATACCATCCTGTCATGTATCTTCCAATGTTCAAAGGCCTCAGGATAGGCCATAGGCTTGAACACTCGTGAACTTTTTAATAAACTCATTGTTATCTCCCTAGCCATATTCCAAATGCAAAGGAGGCTACAACAAGTATTGTTATTAGTATCCCAAACATATCTCTCTCTTCTTCTTCATCCATAGTCTTCCTTATAATCTAAATGGCATTATGCACAACCTAAACAAGTGTCTGCTTCTAACGCTATTGTCTGTCTATCAGTATTTCCAACTGACGCTCTTGTTACTGCTTGACTACGTAGGTAGTACAAACTCTTTAATCCTTTTTCCCAAGCACTCATATGTATATCATGTAGATATTGTACTTGTGCATCTCCTTTGATAAATACATTACAACTAATACCTTGTGTAATATATGGTTGCATCTGTGATACATTATTTATTACAGCTAGTTGGTTTATCTCGAAGGAGGTTTTAAATACATCCTTATCATCATCACTCATCCACTCAAGGTGTTGTACACTTCCTTGGTGTTTGTTAATAGACTTCCATTGTTCTTCCATCCATTGAAAGTCACTACCATTTAATTTAGTATCTACTGTAAACTTCTTACTGTCCAAGTACGCCCATAGGACTTTTTCAAGATACTTATTCTTAATAGTATAAGAACCTATGTTAGTCTTAGCTGTGTAGATATTACTAACTCTTGGGTCAATTCCCGGAGAGGCTAGGTTACATAATGTACTGATACTAGCTGTAGGTGCAATAGATGTTACATTAACATTCCTATTGTCTAAGCTAAGTTCTGCTGTACCCTTCTCTGCTCCAAGTTTTTTATTACTTTTCTCAAGCCCTAACCCAATGTGTTGAAACATAGTCTGTGTTAAGTAGGTAGAAGCTAAGGATTGGTAGGGGAGGTTCTTAGACTGTAAGTAGCTATGGTAACCCATAACACCTATGCCAATACTTCTCTCCTCTATGGCCCCTTTACGTGCCTTCTCAAAGCCCTTCATACCTTCTGTTAAATCAATGAATGCTTGTAGTACATTGTCTGTATATCTATGTACATCTTCAAGGAACATACCGTCATTCTTCCACTCTTCAAAGTGTTCAAGGTTTACTGATGTTAAGCAGCATACTCCTGAGGTGTACTCATCTGTGTGTAGCATTATCTCACTACATAAGTTAGATGTATTTATCTTTCTACCATTCCAATGATACTCCATAGGTGCTTCTCTATTAGCTGTGTCCTTGAAGAACATATAAGGTTCCCCTGTCTCCACTCTACTAACTAGTATCTTCTTCCATACAGTAAATGCATCTAATGTATCCACAACCTTACCGGACTTAGGACTGATTAGATTATATGTACCTCTATCTTTAACAGCTTGCATGAAGCCATCAGATAGTGTTACACCGTGATGTATGTTGTTACTCCTACGCTCTGCATCTCCTGTCGGTCTACGTATATCAATAAACTCTAGTATCTCAGGGTGTTCAACGTCTAAGTAAACAGCTTGGCTAGCCCTTCTAAGTCCTCCTTGCGAAACTGCAAGAGTTGTACTATCTGAGACTTTGATGAAAGGGATAATTCCTGACGACTTTCCACTCTCTCCGATACTCTCGCCAAGTCCTCTAACATTTGACCAAGTAGTACCAATACCGCCTCCGTAACTGCCAAGCCAGTTGTTCTCTTCCCACACTCCAAATATCCCATCTTTGCTGTCTTCAACCTCATTTGTATAGCAGCTAATTGGGAGACCCTTAGATGGTAGTCCTGCGTTGCTTGCGATTGGGGTTGAAGGGTGAAACCAATACTGTCTAATATAATGTTTAAGTCTCTCTGTATGCCCATCATCGTCTGCATAACTACTAGCGACCCTGTCCAACCATTCCTCATAACCTTCTTCTCCTTCAAAATATCTCTCCTTGTACATTTGTTGACTGAACTCTTGTAGTCCTTCAAAGCCTCTAGTCCTCATAGATATGTCTATTATTCTCTAAGTAACTATCCCACTTAGAGTCCATTATCTTAGCTATCTCAGCCTCAGGCCCCTTGAAGTCAGATGGCTTTACTATCTTACCATTCTCATCCTTCTTAGCACCCTTCTCATAGTTAGCTTTGATTACCTCAGCCATAATAGACTCAGCTTTCCTTGAGCTTCCTGTAAGTTTATACATACTACCTACTGCTACAAAGATAATGTCTGCTAGTGCATCTGCAATATCTACATCTGTCTCAGCTACATGGAACTCCAATAGTTCCTCAGCTAACATATCATACTCTAGTTTTTTAGTGAAATTCCGGTTCCCTCTTACGTAGTTCCAAGTACTAATACTATTCATCATTCCCATTAACAAACTCCTTCATCATAAATTTATGGCCATCAGGTATGACCTCGTACATAGCTTTCGCCAACTCTCTTATCTCCCATAGTGCTGCCTTACTTGTTCGTAATGCTAGGAAGTTTTGTAATCCTCTCATATTCATAGTACTAACTAGGCTAGTCTTGTAAGCCTCAGGTAAACTAAACTTAACTAAGTCATTACTAATGCCTAATATTACTGCTCTCTTAACTTGCAGGAGTGTAGCATAGTTTATTTCATTAATTATACCATTGTCTGTCTGTACTAAAAACTTCTCTAAGTCCTCATCATCTGCAGTCTTCAATTCCTTTAAGGTGTATCTAGTACTCTTAACACTTAAACTCTGATGTCTATGTCTAGCTAGTTCTTGTAAACAAGCTCTACTTATACCATCTATATCAAAGGTGTAGTTAATATGCTCTAATGTACTAGCATGTTTATTCTTATTCCCTACTCTATACATTCTCTCTATCATATGTCCTACATCTTTAGCCTCTTTATCCCAACACTTACCTATTGCTAGGTCTGCGAGTTCTATTGGACTGTTGTGTAGTAGTCTTACTGTCATCCTTTACCCCCCTTATTATATCATTTAATGTATTTGCATCTATGTCTAAGTTTATCCTATATCCATATCTATCTTTATATATCTTTAGTGCTTTCTCTAATATCTTCTCATCCATTAGTGTGTCTCCTTCCATGTGTCTCCTATCTTAGCCTCACCTTCCATCTTAATCCTCATTCCTATCTGTTCTCCAACATCTATAAAGGATTGCGTAAGTATCTTAGCTACATCTTCTGCTTGGTCTTCTCTGACCTCCATCTGTACTTCATCGTGAATGTTACCTACGTAATAGGCATCAAAATTTTCAAGCCTTTTCTCGGTCTCTATTAACCAATACTTCATGTAGTATGCACCCGCTGATTGTAGTAATGTATTCAATGCAGAGTGTGGTGAACGTACATATAACCTTCTACCACTTAACCCTACTAGGTATCCCCTTCTAGCGGCCTTCTTGACTCCGTCAGCCAAGGAAGCAAGTCCTTCAGTCTTTGATAAGAACTTTCTTTTAAGGGTTGCTCCTGCACTCTTACCACCACCTGTAATACTACCAATTTTAGCATCTCCGGCCCCATATAGGAACCCATAGATGAAAGTCTTGGCCATATCTCTTGTAGGTAGTCCTGCTGCCTCTTGGTTAGCGGTATGTATGTCTCCTTCGAGTACTGTGTCTCCATATTTACCTCCATCGTGTCTTGCTAAGTAGTGAGATAGAGTTCGTAACTCAAGTCCTGACGCATCTGCACCAACGAGTTTGTAACCTCTTCGTACTGTGAATAAAGCTCTTGCTTCACTCCCCTTGTAAGCGGTACTGCTCGGTACTTGTGCAAGGTTTGGATTTGAGTGTGTAAATCTTCCAGTAACAGCTCCAAGTATGTCTGCACTTCCGTATATTCTTCCGTCATCTTTTACCTCCTTTAGCCATCCTTTAGGGCCCTCTGCTAACTGTCCTAGTAGTTTCTGTACCTCTAGGTAGTGTAGTAGTGGTTCTGCCCACGCTTGTCCCTCAAATAGCTCTATTAGTGTATCTCTATCTGTTTTAGGGTTTCCTTTATCTGTTACAGGCCAAACATCAGGTGCGACACCCATCCGTCTAGTCCAAGTAACAATATGAACACTACTGCCGGGATTAAAAACCGTAACCTTGATTGGCTGATTTTTACCAACTGTAGTGATGCCCAACCTCTTAAATGGACGCTTAGGCGTTCTAATTTTACCATCAGGTAGTATCCTTGGAAAGAACACTCCTTCCAACACTTGTCTAGCTTCATCCAACTCACCAACGAGTTCAATGTGTAATTGTTGTGCTTTTTTAACATCAAATTGCCATCCTTTCTTCTCTTGCTTTGATATAATACGTTGTACGTCCTGTTCAAGCTTTAATGCTGTATCAGGAAGCCAAGTAGTCTTTCTTTTTAGGTGTGTTAGTAACTTTGTTGTAACTTTCACGTCTTGAATACAATATGTCTCCATTTCTTTAGAATATACTGTCCAATCTGAGTGGTCTCCCTTAGGGAACCCTAACCTCTGTCCAAAAGCCTCTAAGCTAAACTTAAATGACTTTCCTTCCTTATAGTACGCTAATTTAGATAAAATTAACGTGTCAATAACCCTAATACTAGTATCAATACTAACATTAGACGATAGAAGGTTGATAACCGGGATGTCGTACCCAATAATATTGTGTCCAACCAACTCTGTTGCTGTATTAAGGTATTCAACCATCGTATCAGCCTCATAAAATACATTATACTCCTTTGTCTCCGTACAAAAACACACTCCTACGTGAAATGTGTCTACCTCATGCCATAATCCATTGGTTTCTATATCAAAAACAAGTGTTCTTGAATTGCCCTCAAGATTTTTACTCATTTTATCGGTTCCATAGACTTAATACCCATACCTGACACCTTCTCCACAACTCATACATCCTTCTGCGTGAATTCCTTGTATCCACTCTCCCCCACAATAAGGGCAAACCTCTGTGTTACTCCAATTAATAATCTTTCTCTTCTTGTTCATCTGTAAAGCCCTCCTCTTCAAATTCATAGTTCAACAGTCTACCTGTCTCCATATAGTACTTAACTTTTCCTGACAGTCCCGTTTCTCCTGTGTATCTGTTCTTAAGTATTCTAACCGTTCCAACGTTTGAGTCAGTTGCGGCTTGTTGGTCTCGTTCCATAGCGACAACAGCATCACTAAGCTGAGCAATGCCACCACTCCCACGTAAGTGTGAAAGAGTGACCTCTGTTCCGTTTTCAAACCCTTTATCTCCACTTGGTCTCCTTAAGTGACTAATAATACATATGCCTACCTGAGTTTCCTCAGCTAAGCTCCTCAATGCTGTCATTAAATTATCTATTGCTATCCTCTCGTTACCTGTATCGGTACCACTTACCACAATAGAAATATGGTCGAGGAATATAAAATCAACACTAGCAGCCACAGCCAAAAAGCGAAGCTTACTAATAAGATTATCGCTATCAAGGCTCCCCCAATGGTCATAAAAGTATATGTTGTCTGTCGCAATGACTTCATCAAATGCTTTATGTAACTTATCCCCATCTATTGCTTCCCTTTCTTCAGCTAAGTGTATAGGAGTATCAAGGTGTATACCCATAAAACCTAATGCACTACGTTGTGTATTCTCTTCCAAGGCTACCCAACCTATACGCATGTCTTGATTTACTGCTAAGTCATACGCAACCTCTCTTACTAATGTTGTCTTACCCATACCTGAGCCTGCTGTAAAGGTAACTAACTCACCCTTACGTAGACCTCTTAGATGCTTATTTAAGCCATCAAAAGGTGTCATGTAACTCTTTGTACTATCCATTGAAACAATGGTGTCATAGTCCAAGCTAGCCCCTGCTACGATGCCATCAGGTGTAAAGGCTTTAGTCTCATAGTAATACTTAAGAACTCCTGCCTTACCTAATGCCACTAACACCTCATTCATATCTTTATATGGTGCTGTGTTTACTGTACTTACTTTTCCCGGTGGGAATAGTTGTGATACCTCTGATGTAGCCTTATGTCCCGGCTCATCATTATCAAATACTAATACTACTTCATCGAAGCTATTAAGGTATTCAATATGCTTAGCTAAGTCTTTCTTAGCTGAGTTAGCACCATTGTTAATACTAATAACAGGATACTTACCACCCATACCTTCAGCTACAGATAGACAATCTATCTCACCTTCAGTAATATATATCTTCTTACCGCCACTACGCCATAGGTTCATACCAAATGGTACAGCAGCCTTAGCATTACCTGTCCAACTAAACGTCTTATCAGGAAACCTAAACTTCTGTGCTACTAACGTACCATTCGCATCAAAGTGGTTAATTGTATGTACCCCTTTGGTGTTCGTACCATAAGAGTATTGTTTAAAGCGTTCAGCATCAATGCCTCTTTTCCGTACCGTAATAGGTACCAACTCATTAAAAGTTTCATTTTTAAACTCACGTTGTTCTCCTTTATCTGTCATCTCTTCTCCTTCTAAGTCTCTAAAGTTAGACTCACATACAAAACAATGGCCTGTCCCAGTAGTATAAACAGCGAGGCCATCACTACTGTTACAATCAGGGCATTCTCGGTGATACAGGAACTCCCCCTGCTCATTAACCTCATTCACTTATCCCCCGATACCATTCAACTATTACCCATATTACAAATACAAATAGTCCTATAAATATTCCTGTTATCATTCTGTCTCCTTTACTGTTACTTCAACGTAACCTTTTCTTTCCTCGTCATGTCCTCCAAACTTATACGTAACATATTGTAGATGTTCATAGTTGTCATCAGGGACGTTCCCGTTTTCCACGAGTGCGTCTGCAAAGAATTTATCTACAATAGATAAAACATTACTGATGTCACGTCTTAATAAGTTTGGTAGAAATAACACATAGTGTAGCTCAAATTTCTCATAAAACTCTGTATCTCCACTAGGTAACATAGGCAATACCAACCTCTTCAACTCTTTCTTAAGTGAGTTGTTTTGGTGGAATGGCATGTTTCTATAGAGGTTAAGGTTCAAGTAGTGCTTACGCTTCTTCTTGATACCTGTCTCTAGGAAGATAGGGAGAGTAACTGTGTACTCTCTCACCTTAGTAGTCCGAGTCGGAAGCTACTGCTGTATCAAATGGTGGTGCCTCAGCACTTGACTCATCACCAAATCCACTAGCACCTGCATACTCTTTGTTCTCAATAACTTGTACTGCTAACAGTTGGTATGATAGTCCTACGATACTAGGTACATCAACCTTACCTACCTTCTTAGCAGGCATAAAGTATGGCTTAATCATAGCTCTAATTCTAATAGTACTACCACCTCCTACTTCTTTTCTATCGGCTCCTGTTACTTCGTCACCATTGATGTTGAAGTACTTAGGTGGTGTGTTAGGGCCATCTTTCTTCGAGCCTTTACGCTTGAATTGAATGTACTTCTTACCATTCTTAACTTTGTATAGGTCTGCCACATCGTCTACTACCTTACCACTTTCCTTAGCAAAAGCTACTGCTTCGTCTAGGTAGCCTTGTAGCTCTCCCTCTAATTCTTCTACCTCATCACCTGATAGCTGTGTAGTCCATGTATCATAACGTTCCTCAGGCTCAATAAATGAGTTCCAATCTCCTGTTCCTCTTACATATTGCCACATTGGCTCGTGGTCTCCGAATAAATTGTCGTATTGTTTCTTAGCTGCCATTTTTTCTCCTTATGGTCTTGTATTTTTCTGAAGGTTTCCCAATCCATTGATTAACTAACATTTGTTTAACCTCCTATTGTGTATTTACTAAATCAGACCATGTTGTGTCATCTCCTGCATAGAGTATCTCTATAACAGCATCTAATACATCTTTATGGTCTA